CCAGCGCCAAGCCGACGAGCAGGCCCGCATTGAGGCCGAAGCCAAGGCACGCGAGGCGGACAAAGCACACAAGGCCGCGATCAACCGGGCCGCCATGGAAGCTTTCGTTGCTGGCGGCATGACCGAAGAGTGCGCCAAGCAAGCCGTGACGCTGATCGCCAAGCGCCAGATTCCGAACATCCAGATCACTTACTGAGGTAGATCCGATGAGCAACGTCGCAACAATCAAGCCGAGCAGCCTCTCCGCAAGGATGGCAGAGCGCTTCGGCGTAGACCCGAACGAGATGATGGCCACGCTGAAGGCTACAGCCTTCAAGGGCCAAGTCAGCGACGCGCAGATGCAGGCGCTCCTGATAGTCGCTGACCAGTACGGCCTGAACCCCTGGACGAAGGAGATCTATGCCTTCCCGGATAAGGGAGGCATCGTGCCGGTCGTAGGCGTCGACGGATGGTCGCGGATCATTAATGAAAATGGCGCGTTCGATGGGATGGACTTCCAGCAGGACGACGAGTCATGCACCTGCATCATCTATCGCAAGGACCGCAATCACCCAATCAAGGTCACCGAATGGATGGCCGAGTGCAAGCGCAACACCCAGCCCTGGCAGAGCCATCCGAAGCGGATGCTGCGCCACAAAGCCATGATCCAGTGCGCCCGACTCGCCTTTGGCTACACCGGCATCTTTGACGAAGACGAAGCGCAGCGGATCGTCGAGAAGGACGTGACGCCCGCAGCAAACGAGCCGGACATCACTCCAGCGCTCGAGGCGATCAAGAACGCGAGCAGCATGGAAGAGCTGCACGCAGCATTCAAAGCCGCATGGAACCAGCATCCTTCGGCCAGGGCGCGCCTAACGGCCGTGAAGGATGAGCGCAAGAAGGCGCTCAGCGAACCGATCGAAGGCGAGCTCGTGGAGAACGAAGATGGAGCCAATTAGCGCCACTGAGCGCATGCGATTGATGTGGGTCTGGAGCGACATGAAAAGAAGATGTCACCGAGAGTCGCACCACGCATACGCCAACTATGGCGGCCGCG